GCGCTTGGTCGCCTTGGTGCTGGACTATCTAAATCTGAACTAGCATCTAAGAATTTCTCAACCATTCAGACCAGATTAACCGCGTTATTTGCTGGCCAAGCGTCCACCGCAGCTGAAACTTATGCTGGCAAAATTGCCAAACTTGGCGTCGCTTTTGACAACATGAAGGAATCTATTGGTCAGGGATTAGTTCTTGCTTTTGAGAACCTTTCTGGGCCTCAAGGATCTATTGCTAAAACAACCGACATGATTCAGAACCTTGGTTATGCCATCTCTGGTTGGTTGCAAGGTTTAGGAACTTTCGTCGCTGGAGTAGAAGGCGTATTCAGCAAAATAGCCAACAACCCAGTTATTAAATGGATTCTTGACCATAGTGCACTTAATCGAATTGGTGGCATATTTAGTACCTTGGTCGATGCTGGAAAGCAAGCCGCTTATACCGAAAAACTTAAAGCCAATACCAAGGCTCTTGAGCAAGCCTATGCTCAACAGAAAAAGGGATTAGCAACTTCTCAAACCCAACTTTCCGTCGATAAAGCTGCCCTTGCTCTCAAGCAAGCATCTAAAGTTCTTGACCTTCAGCAAATCGAAATTTATGCGGCTATGCAGAACGCCAAAGGCAATGATTTAGACCGCCTCAAGTTGCAACAAGCTATCCTTGATAATAATGCTCAAGCCGCAACCACTTTGGCTAATAAGGTTCTGGCAGCAAATAGCCTCATCCTCGATATGCAAGGAAACATCGTTGATAATCCTTTATCAGGTTGGGTTATCGGTTCTGAAGATTTCCTAAAGAATTTGCAAGATTCTCTTGCAGCTTTACAGAAAATCCAAAGCCAAGCAGGAGCATTAGTCGGCCCATCGACTTCATCAAGCGCATTAGCCGGAGCGACAGTTGGATCAACAGGATTAACTCAATCCCAGCTTCAATCGGCTCTTTCTACCAACTCATTCGGAGTTAGCCTTGATACTTGGACACAAGCCATCCAAAACGCTCCAATGGAAGTTAAGGTAACAGTTGACCCAGCAGCCATGGCTTATGGAATTTCTTTGGCTACTCAGAACCAGTCCAGCAACGGAACGGCAATTTCCACCAGCCGAAATAACCCGATTTACCTAAATCCATCTAGCGGGTTGTAATGAGTTATCCGTTTTCCGTAATAGTTACCTTTGACTTTAGCGATGGCCCCGTATTCGGTTATCCCTTTACCATCGGCGACCCTAAAAACGGAATCCTTGGTGTTGACGTCCTTGCTGACCAATCCTCTCAAATCGTTGATATATCCAACCAAGTAGCCAATATCCAAGTCAAGGGTGGGTACAACCTTCTCCAAGACCAGTTCGAAGCTGGCACGGCTAACATCCGTGTTTTAGATCCGACAGGTATTTGGAACCCTCAAAACACGGCATCGCCTTATTACGGCAAGCTCTTGCCACTTCGCAAGATTCGCGTAGCTGCTCCTTATGGCGGATTAACTCATTACCTTTTCTCTGGCTATACAACCGCCTATAACTACACCTACCCCAAAGACCAGAACATTGGTTATGTGGATATTCAGGCAGTCGATGGTTTCCGACTTTTTAACCTTGCCAACGTAACCACCATTACTGGCGCAACGGCTGGTCAGGATACCGGCACACGCGTCAACAAGATTCTCGACCAAATCCAATGGCCAAACGGCATGAGAGAGGTTGCAACTGGCGGGACGGAAACAACAGTCCAAGCCGACCCGGGAACCTCTAGAACAGCCCTACAAGCCCTTAAAATGGTCGAATTTTCGGAGCAGGGTGCTTTCTATATGGATGGCGAAGGCGACGCAGTCTTTAAGTCGCGCGCTTACCTCAATGGCAAGTCTGGCCAGAATCCGACCTACTTCTCTAACGCCGGAGATGGCGGCATTCCTTATAAGAACATCGTCTTTGCTTTTGACGACAAGCTGATTATCAACCAAGCCAATATCACCAACGTCGGCGGAACGATGCAGTCCGTCAGCAACACATCTTCGATTGCCACGTATTTTCCACATTCATACAGCACCACCAACGTATTGACCCAAACCGACACTGATGCCCTCAATATCGCCCGTAACTATGTGGCTACGCGAGCATTCACCACCATCCGTATCGACGCTATGACTTTGGATCTATCAGTTCTGGATGCTGCCGGAATCCAAGCAGCTCTTGGACTTGATTATTTTGATACGGCTACCATCAAAAACGTCGGTCAGACCACCACAACTGGTGGAGATTCCACCATCACCAAAACTTTACAAATCGTGGGTATGGCTTATGACATCACCCCAAATACCTTCTACACCACCTACACCACTTCAGAGCCCATCGTGGGTTCTTTTATCATCGGTTCAGACATCTATGGCATAATTGGGGATACCAATAGTGTCTTGGCATACTAAGGAGCAATAAATGGCAACAGGATTTCCAGCAGCAACAGGCGACGTCGTATCCGCAAATATGTGGAACGGCTTAGTTACCTATAACGTCGTAGCAGATAAGACTGCTGATTACACCTTGACCTTGACTGATTCATATCAAGTCCTTGTGCCGATGAACCTTGGAACTGCTATTGCTTTGAAGATTCCTACAAACGCCACAGCTGCTATTCCCGTTGGATCAGTTATTACAGTCCTCAACAAAGGAGCAGGAACTTGCACGATTTCGGCCGTAACGTCGGGAACAACGACAGTCCTTTCTGCCGGTGCTACAGCTGCAGCACCAACATTGGGGCAATACAAAACGGCTGCACTTATCAAGACAGCAACTGACGCTTGGTATGTAGTGGGATCTATTAACTAATGATTGCAAACGTTATCGCCGGTTCTTTTTTACAAACAGCGGCTAAGCCCGTGGTGAGTGGAGGAACATTAAGTTCGGATTCCACTTATTATTATCGAGCTTTCACAGGAACCAGTACTCTGACAGTAACCACTGCAACTTTGGTCGCCGATATTTTGGTAATAGCAGGTGGCGCAAGTGGTGGTAACAATGCTGGCGGCGGTGGAGGAGCCGGAGGACTAGTTTATAATTCTGGAATTAACCTTGCTCCAAATTCATACACTTGCACTATTGGCGGCGGTGGAGCTGCAACTACTTATTCCGGTGGTTCCGGTAATTACGGAAATAGCGGAGTCAATTCCAATATCACTGGAGGTTCTTTATCTTTGACTGCCGCAGTTGGTGGCGGCGGTGGAAGTGCTTACGGATATGCTGCTGGATTGAATGGCGGTTCTGGCGGTGGTGGTTCCAATGGAACTTCCGGTGGTACTGGTACTTCAGGTCAAGGTTATGCAGGTGGTACAGGTCTTTCAAGTTTAGTTGGTTTTAGTGCCGGCGGAGGTGGCGGTGGTGCAACAGCCGTAGGAACATCGGGCGGCGGTACAGTTGCTGGTGTCGGCGGCGCAGGTTCAAATTCTTATTCTTCTTGGTTAACTGCTACATCATTAGGTGTTAGTGGTTATGTTGCTGGCGGAGGAGGAGGAGCCGGAGACGTTCGTGGGCCTTCTACCGGTGGTGCTGGTGGAGCTGGCGGCGGCGGAGCGGGAAGTGGATCCGGCAACGGAGTAGATGCCACAGTCAATACTGGTTCTGGCGGCGGCGGAGCACCTTATTTGCCCACTAGTCGAAATTCTGGAGCGGGAGCTTCAGGTTTAATTATTGTTCGTTATTTAAAGACGGCGGTTTAACATGAGCCATTATGCAGAATTAGATTCTGATAACAAAGTTCTTCGTGTATTAGTAGGTAATCCAGAATTATCTGATGCTGATGGACTTATTGAAATTACAGAACTTTTGGGCGGTAAGTGGTTACAAACTTCTTACAATGCGAAAATTCGTGGTAATTATGCCGGAATAGGTTATACCTATTTTGTCGACGCTGATATTTTTATGCCACCAAAATGCCATGCCGAGGCTTCGCTTAACGTAAAAACTGCTAAATGGGATTGCACAGATAAGGATCATGATGCCTTCACAAATTGACTTAGTAATTGCCCAAGCGCAAGGCAACATCGGTTACCAAGAAGGCGCAGGAAATGACAATAAGTTTGCAGCGACCGCCAAGCATCCAAATCACCAACCATGGTGCGCTACCTTCGTCGTGGCTTGTTTCATTAAGGCGAACGCTTTGGCTGCTATCAAAAGTACCTCCAGCTGCATTGAGATGCTCAAATGGGGCAAATCGAAGAAAGCCGTCGTTGACTTTAAAAACGCCAAGCGGGGCGACCTTATCTTGATGAACTTCTCTGGTACCCAAATTCCAGAGCATATTGGAATTGCCGCGGGCGATTACGACCATGCACACAATGCCATTGTTACCATCGAAGGCAATACATCCGATTCAGGCTCACAAGCTAATGGCGATGGCGTCTTCCGCAAGATTCGTCCAGCACAATTCGTGGTGGCCGTCATTCGACCTATTTGGAGCAACTAATGGCCACATCAGCTCAATTCACAATCGGCAATACCCGCAGCAAAATCGTAGCGGAAACACCTTTTGATAGAACAGTCATCATTCACGCTTATTCCGGTGCAGTGTATGTTGGCGATTCCACAGTTACAAGTGCCAATGGTTTTCTTATAGATAATGGCGACAAAATAACTTTCCCAGTTGGAGATCATGAAGATTTATGGGCTATCACCTCTACGGGGACAACCGGAATATACGTCTATACAAATACAAACTAGGAGAATCGTGAAAACTACCCTTTTTGCTCTTGCCGGACTTTGCTGCATTCCTGCTCTTCGCGCTGGCATTAAGTCTTACCGCGCTCGCAAGTCTGCTGGCGATATTGTCGTTGATGCTATCGAAGCAGCTATTGACGAAGTAGATCATAAGAAATGAGCCCAGTCGATTACGCCACGATTGCCGTTGGTGTAGTAACGGTTCTCGGTGGTGTAACCGCCATGATTCAGTTTCTCGTCAAACATTATCTTTCAGAACTTAAACCTAACGGCGGAGGTTCAGTTAAAGACCAATTAAATCGACTCGAAACACGGGTCGATAGAATCTTTGAGATGCTAAGCGAAAGGTAGAATTCGGACATGGCTAGAACCCGCAAGAAGATAGAGGAAGACCTCTACACTCCCTTGGAGTCATATTGCGTGGGACTCCATGAGTTCTACAAAGCTCTGCGCAAGGCGGGCTTTGCTGCTGATATGGCCATGGGTTTAATCATGGATAAAGAAAAAGGCGCATATCCTGATTGGCTCTTGCCAGCGATGCCTGACTTTAATCCGAACAACCCAGATCATACTGACTGGGAAGAGGACGACGATTAAGCGCATAGCATTCGTTTCAGACCTACAAGCACCTTTTTATAATGAAGCAGCCGTTAAATCGGTGGGCAAGTTCTTGCAGAAGTTTAAGCCTCATCAAACTATCTGCATTGGCGATGAGATTGACCTTCCCCAACTTGGAGGTTTTGCTCATTCATGGCAAGAGGTAGAAGGCAACATAGATGAAGACCGCAAACTCACTCTTGACATTCTGGAATATCTTGGCGTTACGGACGTCCTTGGATCCAACCACGGAGCCAGAGTCTACAAAAGCCTCAGCAAAAGACTTCCAGCATTCCTCAACCTTCCCGAGCTTCGCTACGACAAGTTCATGGGATATGACAAGGCTGGCATTAAATACCATCCCCGCGGATTTGAGTTCGCTCCGGGCTGGATATGCCAGCATGGCGATGATTTCCCACTTAGTTCCACCCCTGGACAAACGGCCTTAAACGGGGCTAAGAGGCTTGGAAAGAGCGTGGTGTGTGGACACACTCACCGATTAGGCATGACGGCCTCCACGGAGGCTTTTAACGGCCGTTTAGGGCGTACTGTATGGGGCGTCGAGGTCGGCAATCTGGTAGATTTAAGTTCTACAGGCATGGCGTACACCAAAGGTTATGCAAACTGGCAAATGGGTATCGTCGTGTGCTATGTCGAAGGCAAGAAAGTAACGCCTATTCCCATCCCTATTTCAGCTGATGGATCCTTTATTTTCGAGGGCAAACTCTACAAATAAGTGAGCCCAAAGGCTTCCCCGTCCTTCAGGCTCGGCGGAAATATAACAGAATTGTTATCAAAATGTCTTTGCCATATCCCCATATCCGTGCGACCCTAATGGTGTGAAAAGGAAATACCTTGACAC